AGCTGCACTACCAGAGTAGTCAAACCCCAGGGCATATTCGCTAGTTACCATCTTGTAGCCTGATTGAACAACACCTGTTCGCTTATTGCGAAATTTTGTCAGTCGGCCACGCACATTGCGAGGGGGCAAAGAAACTTTCAATGCTCGCGCTTTGGGCAATTGGATTCCGCTGTAGTTGAGAAGCATTTTGTTACGCTTTTTCAAACCACGGGTTCCAGTTCTTTTCTTCTTCATACTTCTGCCGCGCTTCTTGCCAGGCCCAGGATTGACTTCAACCGCCAATTTGTTTGCAGTTAACGGCATAGGCAATTGATCAACAAACTCTGGTACTTGCCATTGCAGTCGATCAGGTACAAACTTGCCAGACTTGTGCTTAGTATTATCAATCAGAATATCATCAGCTAGGTCATCAATCACATCAAGAGGGAGAGCTGCAAGGGGCCCGAGTACTGGCACCTTACGTGCAGCTTTGTCAGTCCACTTCCTTGCTTCATCAAGTCCCTTCTTGATTGGCGCACTTGCGGGTTTAATTGCGCGCTTAATTTCTGATTTGATATGTGCCTTTGTTTTCTTCGACACTGCTGCTGATGCAGCCGTTGCAAGTCCTTCATTCGACATTAAAATTGGAATTGGCTTTCTTCCAATTGTGGGGTATCCACTTCTCCTTTGTAACAGATGGGAGCAGTTACGACTTTTCCGGGGTCGGAATCGGTATAGAGCCTGTAGAGCAAAAAATCTGACAACCAACCAGACTTAGCTCTTTCCCAGTCCTCTGATGATACAAGATACGGTTTGTCCTTTTCACAAATACGGACATATTCATTTCTCCAAAAACTGAGATCTTTTCTAGTTTGTTCATCAGCCCAAGTAATATTGCGTATTCCATTCATTCGCTGGAGATGATGATGTGGTGGCTGGGTAGGATCTCCTTGTTGAATGCTACTTAGCATACGATCACGATCCATAACAAAGGAAATGGCACCAAAAGGTTTTCGGAAGACTGTAAATTTCATACCACAAAACTTGCCTTGCATAACATCAACAGGCAGGTATTCCCCGATGTCAGACAATGGGTTTGTGGATTCTAGCACAATACCTCGATACAAGTAAACCAGAGTGGCAAGAGCTGTGCCAAAATTCGAATAGCGTTTTGACCACCACAAGTGTGCTTCTAGTGTGATGGATACTTGTAGATCATCACCCATTATTGTTCCATGATGATTGATCCAAAACCAAGACATGGCATAGTCTTCATTTCTGAGATAGCACTCGCAGAGATAGGCAAAGACAACCAATACAAGATCAAACAGACTATTGTCGAGAGCCGTGCAGACTTGACCACTTGGATTACCACCAAGCCCATTGGCACCCTTCCAGAATGCTTGAGTTCTGCCATGTAAGTCCTCAACCAGAAAAGGACATTCAGCCATTCCTTCATAAATGGTTGCTATACGCTCATAATTGTCTTTTGTTTGACATTTTTTTGACAACGCCTCATAGTGCAAGCGGGCCAATTCTCTCATTTCACGTGTTCGGATGTTTGCTTCCATTTTCTTTACATCAAAATCATATACACCACGGACCGTATTACCATGTGTGATCCAATCGAAGCGTTCTGAGCTACCCGTACCATAGGCTGTTTTTCCAAGGTTTGCCCAAAGTTGACCGTACGAACTGTTTTTGTATTTCTCATGCTGATCAGAAAACAGCATGCACTGGAAAAGAATGGTCATTGAATCAACGCAGTAGACAGTACGCGGATCTTTTCCAATTTCTAGAATTTCGGTTTTTCCATTAACGTCACAGAAGGGCCTATAACGACCATCCAATAGGGAAGTATTCCATATAGTATTCGCACATTCTAGAAAATCCTGGTCGCCATAGACATTTGCTTTAGTGGCATAACCCATACGATTATATAGGGAACCAGGGACGCCTTTACTAGACATGTTTTGTGCTGCTACTTGGATATCAATCACCTGGGAATCGCCACACGACTCAACATACCGCTGTCGGACGAGATCCCATGCTTGAGAGTACAACTGATCAACCCATGGTTCAAGACCAATGAGTGGGATCAAAAACTTTTTGATAGATTTGTGAAGAGCCTTCGAGCCAGGCTTGGTCCAACGATGTGTGGACTTGAATTTGATACCTTGTAATGCATACTGGCTATCTCTTCTAACCTGTTCAATATAATAAGGATTGAGACGACATTCAACTGATTCGCTCTGCCTGACACAAATATCAGTGAGCTCAGGATGATCATCTCTAAACTTAGTTTCAGGTTTTAGCTTTTGCCCTCCGCCAACTGGGCCCAAGTACGGCCAGTATTTGGCGAGTTCGTTGAACTCATCTGGACAGGTACCTCCTGCGCAGCGGACGAGTTTCTCTGTGACTTGGTGCGGTCCAAAAACGCAGAAACTGGCAGGAGAGGCGAGTTTAAACTATCGCCCAAGCTTTGCATTTCTTCCAGAATGACTGAAAGGGAAATGAAATAACCAGGAGCATCGACTTGATTCTTTGATGCAATATGCATTCCAAGGGTTCTACCCGAATCGTCATAAATTCGAGAACCAGAAATTCCTGGTACAGCAGTATAATTAGCTGAAATTACATTTTCTTTGATGTCAGATTGGCCAATGATCACATTTGGAATGTCAATGGAAAGAATGCCAGTAATGAAACCATCACTCGTAACCTGACGTAGTTCACCACCCTTAGATTGAGCAAGGGTCCAATTTTGGTAATTGACATGGGCTTTCTTCTCAATGGCGTCACCAACCAAAGTTTTGGCTTCATCAGGAGTTTTTGGATCATGTGATACAGGCTTGCCAGCAGCATTTGGAAATACCGCAATGTCTAACACATTGTGGATGAAAACCCCATTAGAATAACGCCAATTTTTCATCTCAATTTTCGGTTTGGTATAAAGGTTTGACAAACAGGAAGCGGCACTCAAACTCTCACGCGGACGAGCAATTGAGGTCAAGTAAGGGTGAAAATCAACAGCACCATGCTCCCTAGGAATAAGATTATGGGCGACAGTGAGATTGAATTTTTGCAATTTGCCACCAAGTTTCGCTTCATAAGCAAAGTACTCACCTGCACAGCCATCAGCAGTGCCACGCACACGAGTAATGAGAGTACCTGTAGATTCAGTGCCTTCTATGAAACGGAGAGGACGTGCTGCTACAAGACCTTGACGCTCAAGAGCAGCTACACGCTTCAGATCCTTTTCCAACTTGGCGATTTCATTCCAACACTCAATATAACCCAGGAAACTTCCTTTCCCAATGTGCTGAGCAAGAGACTTTTTCCCTGTTTCGGCATTATAGATAGATGCTGAAGTACGCCATTTAATTTTCTTTGCAGCATTATTTGCCTCAGACAAGGTCAAAGGAGTGAGCATTGGATGGCCAGACACAACAAGTCGATAAGGACGTGATTTTTGCACTGAACTCCTTGATACTTCTGAAGTGTCATCATCAAATTGCTTGTCATGGCGCTTTTGTTCTTGCCGTGCTTCCCATTCTGCATCAAGTGCTTCAGCAAACGTGGTTTCATCATCATTGTCATTGTTGTTTGCACCATAAGCATATTCCATGTCTTCATCAAAGACATCAGCCCATTTCTTTGCTTCTGGCAAGCGGTACTTATCCATCTGACGTTCTGGTTTAGACTCTGCTTGCTTTATTTCTTTGACTATCACTCCAGCCTTGGTGCCACACTTAGGACAACGACAGTCCTTGGCAATCCAAATTTTGCAATACAGGCAGAGTGTTCCTGGGGTATTATAACCACAGTCATTGTTATTACACTGATGGCTATCACTAGCATTGAGTGCACCGCAAGAACAAAACCAACCCTCGTAACTCTGACGACGAGAAGGATGGCGATAATGACAAGAAGAGAAGAACTCAATGCCACAAGGCCATTTTTGAGTGGACTTGCTAGCATCAAATTCATAAGTTTTACCACGTTTGCCATCACCTTTGACGCGGATACAGTTGTCTTGCTCCAATTTGTGCACATCAATGC